ACGGTTGCCGCCTCTGGGCCCAAGGCGTGGAAGTAGAACTGCTTGTACCAGAGCCCGTCCTTCGGGATCGTCGCATCGTCAATTTCGCCTATCTGTACCGTGCCGTTCAGCAGGATCGGCGGGATCTGACAGAGAACCTCGATCCGGGCCTGATCGAAGGGCACCACCACCGGCAGAAAGACGACGAGTGCATTCGAGATGCCTTCGCGTGCCCGGTACCGGAACGAGGTGTCGATCTTCTCCCGCGCGGAGCGGGCAAAGCGATTGCGCCAGGAAAGCGGCCGCCCGTCGGCGCCGACAGCCATGTCGATCAGCGCGTGATCGACCAACTCGTCATGTCCGCGCATGCCACCGGCAACGAGGCAGGAGCGGCCCTTGTAAATCGCCCCCATCGGCGCGCCGGGAAGATCCGGAACAAAGCATTCGTTATGAACGAGGTCGACAAATCCGGCCTGACTGCCAAAGGCAGGCCGCGCCTCGAGATGCGGCAGAAGATCTGCCCAGAGCATGACCCCGCCCATACCCGTTGCCGTGCCAGGGTTTGCGAACTCGAAGACGGCAACGGAGACATAGTCAGGTTTGACATCGACCGCGTAATGGCGCGGTACGCCGCAATGGGTGATGGCATAAAGCCCGCTCGCGATCATGGGGTGGTCCTTTTCAGCTGATCGACCTCTTGGGCGAGGTCCTTGATGGCCTCGACGAGGAGCCCGATGAGATTGCCGTAAGCGAGGCGCAGCACCCCTTCGGCCTCGACCACAGCTTCTGGCGCAACCCGCTGCACCTCCTGTGCGATGAGACCCATCTGGCGGGTATCCGATCCGGCCATCCGGAAGGTGACGCCGGTCAGTGCCTGCACCTTGGCCAGCGCATCCGGGATCGGGGCGATGTCGGATTTGAGCCGCGCGTCGGACGAAGAGACGAAGTTCGGGGCTGTGACCGTGCCAGTGAAGGTCGCCCCAGCGAGCTGCGCAAAGGCGCTGGCCTGGGTGCCATCAAGTAGATCGGCATCCAGCCCAGAACCAGATCCGTCTTGCGCGGTCACCTTGGCGAAGAGTTCGGCATCGGTCATGCCACCAGCCGTGACATCGACGATGCTCTCGACGCCGCTCGTGCTTTTCTTGAGATATAGCTTTCCGTCTGTCACGTTGACCGCAAGCTCGCCGAGGACAAGGTCCGCAAGCACCGGCGCGCGCCCTGCAACCGCGCTGCGCTTCAAAAGCAAAGTATTGGCCATGGTCAGAACGTCCCACCGTCGAGCGCCACGCCATTGATGGTGCCGCCGGTAATGCTGACGGATGCCGCTGATTGCGTGGCAAGGGAGCCGAGCCCCAGGGTGGCGCGGGCGGTTGCCGCATCGGCATCATCGAGAAGCGTGCGGGCAAAAGCCGTCAGCGCTGTGAGTGCCGCGGTGGCGGCCCCGCTGTAATAGGCGATCTGATCGGCCGCCGGGGTCAGCCCCCCGACACTGGCCAGTGCCGCGGCGAGGCTCAGGGTCGGGTTGCCTGCCACCGCATCGCCATTCGAGACAGAAAGCCCGGTGCCGCTCACTGCAATCGACCGAGCGGCCACCGTCGCAGCGGCCGTCCGGACCACAAGCCCGTTGGTCGCCAAATTGTGCAGCGCCAGCGCCTGTCCAGTAAGCCCAACGGTATCTGCCGCCACGGCAATGCCGGTCCCGGCCCCCACATCGAGCGTGTTGCCGGATTTGGCGAGGCCCGCCCCGGCCAGGATCTGCCCCGCCCCGGTGAACTGCACGAAGGTGACGGCCGTGGTGCCAAGCGTGCCGCCGGGATCGACGGTGGCGAGATAGCCCATGTCGGCATTGACCGTGCCGCTCTCGATAAAGACGTAAGCCGAGACCAGTTTGGCCCAGGTGTCGGCGTCTGTAGAGCGGGCCCAGGCCCCGGCGGCCACGACATAAATGCCGTTCTGACTTGCGGTCGTCTGATCCTTCACCAGCACCCGGTCGCCTGCGACCAGCGCCACGCCATCGAGGGTCATCGGGCCGGACAGTGTCGCGATATTCGCCGTGCTGGCGGCGCGGACCGATTGCTTTGGCTCGAGCCCCTGGACCGTGAGATCGACATAGGCCTTGGTCACGGCATCCTGGGCCGCCATCGGATCACCAAGCCCGCTCAGGCGATAGCCACCGAGCGCGATATCCGATGCGGGGGCTGCGAGCTGATCAAGCCGGGTCGCCCGCACGAAGGCGGTCGTGGCTATCTGCGTCGTGTTCGTGCCGTTCGCAGGCGTCGGCGCGGTGGGCGTGCCCGTCAGGCCGGGCGAGGCCAGCGGCGCGCGCGAAGTATCGCTTGGATGAATGTGATCTGCGCGGGCGAAGCGCGTCGAACTGCCCACAGCGGCCGTGCCGTCCATCGCGGGCGCCGTGGCACCAGCTTGGCCCAGCACGAAAGCCGTCGTTGCCAGTTGCGTGGTGCTCGTATCCGCCGCAGCCGTAGGTGCCGTGGGCGTGCCGGTCAGACCAGGGGACGCCAGCGGCGCCTTTGCATCGAGGGCGCCCTGCAGCCCCGTCACGTCGCTGAGCCCATGGACATGGGCGAGCGCGGCCTTCGTGGCCAACCCTGCATCTACTTGGGATTTGCGCACGAGGTCTGTCGCAGCACTCGCGTCCTCGGAGGATTTCGGGACGGTGGCGAAGGTCTTGGCCCCGGCGATGCTTTGCGAGGCCGCGAGATCGACAAAGGCCCCTTTGCCCGCAAGCGGGATGACAGAGGTCGCATTGCCCGCCCCATCATCGCCCTTGCCGACATAAAGCGTGTCATCAACCTCGTTATGGGCAATCTCGCCGGATTTAAGCGCAGCCGGCGCGCCGGCTACGCCCGAGACACGGCGTTTGAGTTGGATCGTATTGGCCATCAGAAGAAGCCTCCGTTGATGGGAGCGTCGGTCGGAAGAATTGTGATTCCAGGTGTGCCTTGATCGCCCTTGTCGCCTTGCACACCGGTTCGGCCTTGGGGCCCGGGCTGGCCGAGAAGCCGCAGAGCCACTGGCCCTGCGAGAACGCGGAGCTGGATCGGTTCACTGGCTTTCAAATGCAGCCGGATGGGCCCGGTCAGGGGCCGCAGTTCAAGTGCTGCCGCCACGGATCAAAGCCCCGCAGAGACAGGGAGCCTCGTCACCGGCAGGACCACAGGGATTTCCAGAACGAAGCCGAGATGCCGGTCGGGGGTCAGATCGGTGCGCACGAGATCCAGAACAATCCCGCCTGGCGAGAGGCTGGAAGTCACGTCAGGCATCAGAACGATTTCCAGCGTGCGCACGTCCACGCGCAGCACGCTGCCCGCCGCACTGGAGAGTTCTGCCACCGGCGTCGTCGCACCGATCGTGCTGCGCACTTGGCCCACAAAACTGGCCCCCTCTGGGAACAAATCCGCCTCGGCCTGAAGCTGCAGCCGGTATTCGTAGCCGATCAGGATGACTGGGCCTTCTTGAAGTGACGTGTTCATGCATGCCTCCACGGACCATCCGAGCGGCCGGGTCAGAACGAGTTCGATTGAGAATTTAGGCCAGTGCAGTTAAGGGGGGCGCAGCTGCAGGGGGGGGACCAGTCATGGATCAGGACGACAAACGGCTCGACCGTCTGGAAGAACTCTTGCAGGCGCTGCCCGTCGAGAACGAACCGATGACGGTGAGCGAACTTGATGGGTTCGTCACCGGCCTTCTGGCCTGTCCCGAGATGATCCCTCCCTCGGACTGGCTCTCAAAGGTCTGGGGTGTAACGGGGGATGCGCAATTCCCCGACCTCGCCACGGCGCAAGCGACGATCGGGGCGGTGATGGCCCATTACAACGACATCGCTGCCCGGATCACGCAATCGCTCTGGGTTGAACCGATCTACGAGATCGACACGAACAGCGACGAGACCCTCTGGGAACCTTGGGTCGATGGCTTCACACGCGCCATGGCCTTGCGGCCCAAGGCCTGGGAGGCCCTTCTCGATCGGGCCGATGACGAGACCCGTGAAACCATGATTTTCATCATGGCGCTGCAGGATATCTACATCGGGAACAGCAAGTTCAGCGATGAAGAGATTGACCAGATCGATAAAGAGGCCCCTGATCTGATCCCGAACTGCGTGGCGACAATCCTGCACCAATCGCGCCCCGAACTAGCTCGCGCGATGCCTGCCAATCTCCCCGGCCAGCCGTTCAAATCCGCGCCGCGCCCGGGTCGCAACGATCCATGCCCTTGCGGATCAGGGCGCAAATACAAGCAGTGCTGCGGCAAGAACTGATCGGTGACGTAGGTTTTCACGGGCGCCAGCCGCAGAGTTCTGCGCCTGTCTCGTTATGGGTGAGGATCTGCTGGGCAGTCCCTTCGCTCAACTGATCCGCCCGAGACGGCCGTATCGGCTCTGCCCAATCACAGCCCGAGCTCACACCTGGATCAGTCGCGCATCCAGCGATCAAGGCGGCGATTACGCTCAGCTTCAGGCAAAGTTTCGATCGCATGGCGAACCTTTCGGGATGTGCGCAGCGCGCGGATACGGGCCTCATCCGCGCGAATGGCAAACTCCGCCTTTGCTGCGTGACGCCCCTGGCGTTTCGCGATGCGCAGGGCGGAGATCAGGATCAAACACAGGGCGGCCCAAAACGCGACGCGCTGCCCAAATGCGGTGACAATCCGTGTAACAAACACGATCATGGCGTTTTCCCACGCTGGTGATCGTCGATCCTGGCCGCCCTCGCTCTCAGGGCATAGAAGATCACGCCAAAGAACACGGCCGCCCCGATCCAAGGCAATGCCGCAGCAAGCCAACTCTCAAGCCCGATCAGTGTGAACACGCGCCCGGCCGTATCGCGGGCCTCTTCGGCCTCGATCAGCGCTGGCGCGATCTGGCTGCCGATCGAGCCCGCCGCGCCAAGCACCCCAAGCCCAACTTGCGCATTAGCCGCGCTGATGATGCGGCTTTTTGTCGGAACACCGGATGCGCGCGCGGGCGCGATCTCGCGCGGCGCGGCAGTTTCCAGTGCCTGCGTCAGTGTCGCATCAATGATCGGCACCAGTGGCAAGTCATTGTCATGCCGAAAGGCGAGGATGGCTGCTCGGGTGCGAGGACCCATTTGGCCATCCATCTTGCCAACTTCATGATAGCCAAGCGCCGCAAGCCGGTGCTGAACGGCTTCGACCGACTTCTCCGCCGGCCGGGCAACAAGCCCTGCACGCCGGACGCCCAAGAGCTTTGCGACCGGATAGCGCTTCACAGTGACAGCATCATCCTGATTGCCGCCGAGCCCCCAGACCCAAGGCCCCTCGATCCGGTCTATGAAGAAGACATGGCCCTGCCAGCCAGACCCGCCGCGCGGGATTACCGCGATATCCCCCTGCCGGGCCTCCGCGATCTCCACGGGCATGCCCCAGTCGAGATAGGATCGCGCGTTCAACTGGCGCGTCGAGCGGATGCCGGCCGTCTCAAGGCAATGCCCGACAAAGGCCGCGCACCAGGCCACATCGTCATGCTCGACATGGGAATGGCCGACGGAGGCATACATTTCGACGATTTTGGGATTGTCGGTGGGGCCCGCGCCCTCAGTCAGGCCGATGTAACTCTTGGCGATGTCAAAAGGCGTCATGTCGCTCTCCGATGCAAAGCAAAACGCCGCCCCGGGGGTGGGGCGGCGCGTGATGATGTTTGAAGTCTTGGTAACGTGTTCGGTCAGATCACCGCGTCAGGCCGCGGTCATCGCAGCCGCCCGCAAATGGGCTTTGGCCTGAAGGATCCAATCCTCTACCGCCGTGCGTGCGCTCGCACCGAGGCCCACAAGCCCTGCAAGCTGGATTTCAAAGAGCCCGGACCGGATCTCGGCGTCGGGCCAAGTGCCGCCTCGTGCCAGGACGCAAGATCGAATGGCCCCAACCGGATCCGCAGTTCGGGTAATCTCAGCCAGAATATGCGCGATCTCGCTCATGATGCCGGGGCCTTTCATCAAGTCTTGCGCCCCAGATGGTTGATCCGGAACGATGTATCAAGACAATCGCCGCGATCTGGACGCTATTTCTTCCGCCCGATCCAAGCGGTCAGCAATGCCTCCGCCCCGCGCGGCCCAAGATAGGCCAGTGTCGCCACGAACCCGGTCGAGACCGGCTGCGCGAGACCAATGTAGCGCGCCGCTGCCTCGCCGATCAGCGCCATGCCAACAGCCACAGGGATTTCCCACAAGAGTTCCTTGCCAAAGAACCGACGCCTGCCAAGCTTGACCTCGCCCGAATGCCACATGAGCCGCCCGGTGAAGGCCCCGATCAACGTGGTCACCGCCCCGCCAAAGAGCGTGTTGATCGTCTCGATAAACCCATCGCCTTCGTTCATCGTAACCGTCCTTCCAAATCCGCCACCCGGGCCGCGAGTTCCTTGACAGCCTCGATCAAGAGACCGGTGATATTGCCGTAAGCCACCGAGAGCTGGCCGGTTTGCGCATCCGCCCGCACCACCTCGGGCAAGACCGCTTCAACCTCCTGCGCGATCACCCCGATCTGGCGGCTTCCGTCCATGGTGAAGCGCACCCCGCGCAAGGATCCGACGAGGACCAACGCATCGGCGATGGTTTCCACCTCGGACTTCAACCGGGCATCCGACGAAGAGACGAAGTTCGGGGCGGTCACGACGCCGGTGAAGGTTGCACCGGACAGCGCCGCTTTTGCCGCGATCGCCAGGTCATAGTCGGCTGCGGATTTCGTCGCCATCGTCCCGAGCCCAAGGTTCGTGCGCGCCATGGCCGTGTTCGCGATACCTGCCAGATTGCCCGCCGCATCGAGAAGCGCGTCCCAGCCCGTGTTCGTCGCGTTCCGTCGGCGCAACACCGGTGGCGAGACCGAGGTATCGACCCAAAGCATGCCTGCGACGGTTGCAACCGGGGCAGAGGCCCCGGCACTCGTTGATTGCAGGGCCGCAACGATCTCGTTGATCCGGGCGCGAACGGCCGCGCCTGCGTCATTGGCGATCACGAAGCTGGATGTCTGGGACATTAAACGACCTCGTCGGCGTAAAGCCGCAATTGGCTGACGATGGGCGTGTAGGACGCGTCCTTCGTCGTGAGATGCGCCCGCGCCTGAACCGCACGCGCCTCGATTTCATGGGCGTCGAGACGACCCCAGGGGCCCCAGGTTGGGGTTTGTGTGGGATCGTCATCGGTCTCGCGGATCTCGAAGAGCACATCGATTTCTGCACCGGCCGCGCCGTCAAAATCGGCCCATGTGTCCATCGAAGCCGTTCGCGCATCGATCCGGTCGTTGAGCGCGAGCGCAGCCACGCCGATTTCCGAGCGCAGGCGCACGCGTTTCACCGCGCCAAGATCCAGCCCTGCGGCGAAGGCGTATTGCCCCTCCATCGTACTGACCTGTGTCACGCCGTTCGCGGTTGCCGTTGCCAGCGTCAGGTTCGCACCCGTGACCTGCAGCCCGGATTTCGGGCCGACAAAGCCGGGATCAGCCTGCAGAAAGCCCAAGGGCGAGAAGGCCAGCACCTGCGCCCCCTTGGTCGAGACACGGACCTCCGGCCCTGCACGCCCGCCACTGTCCTCGGCCCTGAGGAGGTAAGTGCCGGGCTTCAAGGGCACGACGGCAATCGCCTCACCGCCCGAGACCCGGTCCATCGAATAGCTGTCGGCCCAAGTGGCCGTCGCCTCCTTGGAATGCCGGATCACGATATTGCCGCCCACCCGCACATCCGGATCGGCCGAGCGCGTCCATTTGAGAATGGCGAGCCCGCCGGCCGTTTGCAGCGTCACATTCTCCAGCCCCTGTGGAGGTGCCGTCAGACCGAGGATTTCCACTGCAGTTTCTTGCCACAGCGAAGAGACGCCAAGGACCGAGATCGCTTTGACTCGGAAGTCCCAAAGCCCCGGTGCAATGTCGCGGACCTCTAAGCTCAAACCCTCTGTGCGGCCATAATCCAGCCACTCCCCGGCAAGCCAGTCTGCCGCCTCGGAACGACGGGCCTGCAACTGATACGCGGCCACAAAACCAGACGGTGCCGCCGCCCAAGTGATCTTGGCCAGAACCTTCAACCCGCCGCCATCGCGCGTGACATAGATCTCTTCCGTGACCTGCGGCGGTCCCGGGGCGGGGATGTCATGAGCCCTCGGCAGCGCCGTCCGTGGGGCCGCGACGTAGATCTGTTCTTCCGAGGCCGCCCAGTCATAGACCAGCGGTGAGGTTTCACGCAGCACAAGCTCGGGCAAGAGAAGCACGCCATCGCCAGAGGCCGTGAGATCAAGACTCACGCCCTGCACCTCAAAGGGTTTGGCGGCAAAGCCCCAGCGCGCATAGGAGAGCGTCACCACATCGCCCACCGTCGCCGCCCAAGCCGAGAGCTTGCCAGAAAGCCGCACCGTCATTTGCCGCCGCGCGCGTTCGAGCTCGATCTTCGCCAAGCGCTGCGCCATGGCGGCAGAGATGGTGAACGGCAGCGAGATGTCGCGCCATTTCTGCTCGCCGCCGTCTTCCGCAAGATAGACGTCCGACGCGTAAGCCGGGAAGTCATCGGGCTGCCAGTCATTCTCGGGGCTGACAAATTGACCCCGAACCGCGTTGAAGCTCATTGACATCGTCATCCGCGTCGCCAGCGTCATCCCACCCTCACGGACATGATCTGCCGTCAGCGCCAGGTCGGGTGCCCGCCATGCACCTGCATAGAGGCGCCAGGTTCCGCCCGAGAAAGCGCAGCGCCCGGCAAAGGACGAAAGCATCCCCTCGATAATGGTCTTCGGGGGCTCGGAAAGCGTGATCACCCCATTGCAGGTATAGCGGGGTTCCGTGCCGCCACCGGCAAGCAGAACAACCTCATCGCAGATGTTGGCGGCCTCAACGAGCGACATCTCATCGATCCCGTCGGCCTCGCCGATCCGTGCCCCCACGCCCCAGGTCGGGTTCGCCATATAATCAGCCAAACACAGAGCGGAGTTCTCGGAGTAGCCCGATGTTTGCTTGCGTGGATCCCAAATGTCATCTTTGCCCTCGAGATCGACCGTGATGTTCGGGATCCCGCCCGGGAACGCGTCCTGGTCATAGGTCAATCGCAACCGGATCGCCGCGCAGCCGCGCAAGCGGTGGTTTTCTGTCCATTTGTCCGGCAGCGCCGCCTTCAGACCCGCGAAGGCGGTCTGATCGGCCGCGCCGAGTTTCTTCTCAACAAGAACTTTTCCGACCCAGCGGCCCTGCGCGACGCCGGCCGCATTGAGGGCCATCTCCCCCTCAAAGTAGATGGCGCCAATGGATTTGATGCGATGCGCGGCCAGCACGACGACGAGATCAAGATATTGATCCGCGGGCCCCGAGGCATGCAGGAACACAATGACCCCGCCCTTGCGGGTGCGGCCATAGACGAGATCCCGCGGCACCACCGGTTCGCGGATCGTGACCGTGCGGTTTGCAAGCGTTGCCTGCGGTTTCGGCATCAAGGCCTGTGCCGCATAGGACAAGAGGAGCGTGCCGCCGATCCGAAGAAGTGCTGCCCCGATCCCGCCCGCGGCCAATACGCCCCCGATCGCCCCCGCGACCGCGGTGACGGCTGTCACGATGAAGGGCATGAGAAGGGTCCCGTGTCAGCAGGGGCAAGAACGAAGCAGGGCTCAGACAGCCCAAGCGAGGCGACAGGAGGTCAGGGCCGCAAAGCGCAAGCCATCCGGCGCCAGACCAACCGCCGTGGCGCCAATCACCACGCCGAAGCCAAGCCCGGTATCGGTGAGCACGATGTCACCGCGCTGTGCCAAAAGCGGCGTATCGCGCGGCACCCCCAAAAGCGCATGTCCCATAGCCTCAAGCGACGGCCACCCCAAACGCCGCATGACGCGAAGCCCGCCAAGATGGGTTGTATATTTGCCCCGCCACAGCGCCGCGACATCCTCGCCGCCGGTCAGAGCCATGCGGGTTTCAAAGGCGAAGGTTGGGCAATCGTGAAGACCCCAAGCGAAGGGATTCGAGCGGGCCGTGTCTATCGCCTCGGTGAGGAGGCGTTCCCAGTGTTCAAGGCGTTTCATGTCCTATCCTCGCCCCCAAGTGATCTCACGATCCTGGATCGCTGTCACATATTCAAACCCCAAGTCCCCGGGATAGAGCACCTGCTGGCTTTCATGGGTGTAACGCCAGCTCCGCGCCACCGTCAGATCGATGAGGCGGCTTTCATAGCTGATGGTGATCGTGCAGGTCTCAGCATCATCCTTGATTTCTGGAACATCAAGGCGGCCGGAGAAGGCCTGCACCGGATTTGCGATAATGCTGCCATCTTCGGCCAAAAGCCCGAGCCAAATCCGGCCCGGCAGACCCTGGCGCGCCTCCTCAATGGCCATTTGAACGAGGTCCAGCGGCACACCGGAAAGTGACACCGCCGTGCCACCCGCCACCACCTCGCCGGTTTCTTCAAGCGAGCCGAGCCCGAGAAGCGATCCTGCGCCAGACCAAGCCTGGCCATTCCAGTTCACCTCTCCCAAGCCTGACCAGATCCGTACCCAGCCAGAAGCAAACTGGCCCTCAAAGAAGAGCACGGGCCGCAGATGCGGCTCGGCCAGGGCTGCGGCGAAGGCGGCGGTGAGATCACGCGACATGGGCGGGCTTTCATTGCATTGGTTTCAGACGGGGTTAGAGCGCTTCCCGGGCAGATATGGTGAAGCGGTGCTGGTCGGCCCGGCCAATCACCGTTGGCACCGGGGCCGTCAGGCGCAGCAAGACAGACGGCGCGTCGAGACCAAGCTGCGTACCGGCAGGAACCGAGGCGCGCAGCGGCGGTACAAAGGCGAGCACCGCCTCACTGCCCACAGGCGCCACATCCTCGGTGATCTGGTAGAGCCGGGTTGCGGCGTCCGAGCCCAGTTGGACGAAGTCGCCAGCGCGCAGGCCCAGCCCCCAACCGGCGGTGCGCAGGGTATTTGCCCCTGTGGCCTGCGCCTCGGTGACATAAGGATTGCCTGCGGCCAGCTGGACCTCGATCGACGGATCGGGAAAGAGGAACCGGCCCCGAAGCCCGCCAAGGGCTGCAAAGAAAGCTGAGAGCCGCCGGGCATTGGCGCCTTGGCTTACCGCCATCTCGATCTGGTACTCCCACCACGACGCCCCCCAGTCCTGGATCTGGGAGGTGCCGGTAAAGGGGGAGCGTGCCTCGGCCACAGAGGTCACGAGGCGGCGCTCGAGTGAGGCCACCAGCGTCAGCGGCAAGATCGGAATCGCCATCCTCAGATCCCCTGACCTCTGCGCCGACCATCGGCGACGCTTTCCTTCGCAATGCGGGCGATTTCCGGGATGGCCGCCCGCAATTTTGCATTGATCTGCTCGGCCACACCCATCTGCGCGCCGCGCGCGTCGATGTTCACCGTGATACCAGGAACCGCCCCACCAGCACGCCCTTGGCTTGCAACCTCTCGGCGCGACAGCACACGCTCGCCGCGCTGCAAGATGGCTGGCACCTCATCGGGCTTGAGACCCGCCCAGCCCCCCTCGTGCAGCCGTGGCGCGCCGGCAAAGACCAAGGCAGGAACGGATCGGGAGGATCCCGTTGAGCCGACCACAGCGCCGTTATGCGCCACGAGGCCATCCAGAAAGCTCCCGCCGCCAAAGGCAAAGGACAGCGCATCTGCAATCGGCCCGAGCACCGCGCGTTTGAACGAGAGCACCGCAAGATCGGCCAAGATCGAGGAGATGAGCGATCTGAAGTCGAACTTGCCCGTAGTCACAAATTGCCGGAAGGCGTTTTCCGCCGAGGAGAAGGCGGAGGTCAGCGTCTCGCCTAGCCCCTTGCCCCAATCCATCGCGCCCTTGGCATAGTCAGAGAGCGACTTCGTGACCGCCGCCCAGCCGGTCGCCGCCTCGTCCGCCGCGTGCTTCGCAGCCCCTCCAGCCCCACCGGCGGATTTGCCGGCAGTGTCCAATCCGTCCGACAGCGCGTCGGCAGCATCTGAGGCGTTGTTCAAGGCCGCCTCCCCCTCCGCACCCGCGCCGAAGATCGCCGTTTTCAGCGCGGCCCAAGCCGTCATCGGCCGTGATGCCGCCTCCGACAGCATGCCCGCCGCCTCAGCATAGCCGTCCGCCCGGGTGCGCGCCGCCTCCGCCATGCCGCCGAAGAGGTCGGGGGCATCCACGTAAGCTTTGCCCATCGCCGCCTGGAAGGCATCAGCCGCCGCTGTGCCCGCGGCCGGTGCCGCCCCCTCAAAAGGATTGGCAATGCCGCCAAGATCGACGGCGTCAAGCGTGCCGATCTTGATGCCGCCCTCTCCCGTGGCCCAATCCGGCAGCAGGTCCAAGGCGGCGTTCAGCCCCTCGATGAAGCGGTTGATCCGGCTGACCACCGCATTCAACATTGCCTCGACGCCATCGATAAGGCCGTTGGCGGCTTGATAGGCAAAATCCCCAATCGCCTGTGGCAGGGCACCCCAGATTGCCTTCACCGCATCAAAAGCACCTTGGAAGCTGCCCACCGCAGAATTGCCCCAGCCCACCACGGCGGCGAGCGCGGATTGCAGCCCGTCATAGATCCCGGCCTGCGCGCTGGCCCAGCCCGCCTCGACTCGGGACCAAGACGCTGTCGCTGCCAGGGCCAGGCGGTTCCAGGCCTCCGCCGCCACATCGCGCAAGAGGCCAAAGGCCGCGCCAACCCCGCCGACTTTGCCGACAAGCGCGGTAAACTGATAGACGAGTTCCCCCGCACCAACGATCAGCGCGCCAATGCCGGTGCGAATGAGCGCCCCGCGCAGAACCGTCAGCCCCATTGCCAGCCCTTTGACCGAAAGCGCGGCCGCAGCCAGTCCCGCCACCCAGCGCCCCGCCATCAGCGCGGCGAATGTGCTGGCATAAGTCGCAAGCCGCCCCAGATTGTCGAAGACCAGGTTGATCGCCTGTCCCAGCGGTCCCGTGCCGCGTGCCATGTCGGCAAGTGTATTGGCCACCGCTTCCAGCGCTGGCGCAACCGCCGCCGTCAGACGGTTCGTGAGGCCGAGCCAGATCAGGCTCAACTTCGCAATCGCATCCCCCGTCCGTTCGATCTGCACCGCGTCACTGGCACTGACGGCCACCCCAAAGTCGCGCACATCTTTCGCCGCCTCGCGCAAGGTTGCGGGATCGACCCGCATAAACGCCAGCGCTGCCTTGTCGCCAAAGAGGTCCGAGGCCACCGCCGCGCGCTCGGCCTCCGGGACAAGCCTGTTCAGCGCCTCTTTAATGGCGACGATCCGCTGATCCAAAGGCAAGGCCTGCAGATCCGTCGCCGTCAGGTTCAAACGCGCCAGCGCCTTCACCGCCGTGCCCGACCCCGTCGCCGCCTCAGAAAGCCGCGTCGTCAGCTT